TCCCATCCGAACGCAAAGCCCATTATCTGTAGAAACCATGTCAGCGCTCCCGCAAAATTACTCCACAGCGCGGCATAAAACACCGTCAGGTACTGCGATGGAGTTTTTTTCGTAGGTTCCGGCACAGTCACTGCGAACGTGTCACCATCTTTGACACGCTCACTGTGTTCTTTTCCGCTCAAATTGTATTTGATAAGCATGATCTTCTTCTGACCCGCTGCAGGGTCAGCAACGCCAATGTTGCTTGGGCTCACCACGAACGTCAGCGTCTTTCGGTCCGTGCTGATTTTCTTTTTAACTAGGTCTGTCACGTCTAATAAATCTTTGTCGCTGCCGTCGGCGCCGTAGCGTACGTCCAAAACTTCAAGAGACATCCCTTTATGAAGAGAACACGACATTTCCTATGCCGCCCATGATGCGCAGGAAGTTGTAGGACTGGACGTATGCGCGGACGTTAAAAGTGTACTGGAACGTCGGGGCGTTGGCGTCTTTCCGAATGACGGTGACGACATCTTCTGGGCCGTAAATGAGGTTGCCCTTGTCGTCGCGAATGTTGGGGTTCGGGATTACGACAGGGTTCAGCGAGTTGACGGTCGAGCGCAAAATACACACTGCCGTCTGGGCGCTTCCGTTTGCGACCGAGACAGAGTACGGCGGGAGAACCCACGTGTTGCGCAGCAGCGTCTTGTTGAACATGGAACCGTTCAAGTGTCCCGACGGCTGGATCGGGTCGTTGTCCAGCGCAAACGAGTACTCGTACACTCCAGGAATTGGGTTGCCTGTTTGGTGGCGGTACAACTCGATGCCTGAGAAAAACAGCGTCTGTTTTGGGGCAAACCGTTCTTGGCCGTCCAGCACGAGTGTCGACTCCAACAGAGTGTCGCGCTGAGACACATTGGCGGGCTGGGCGATTCCGGCAGCGTACCACCCCAGCGACGCGCTATTGAACGGACCAGCAAACGGGTCCACCCAGTTCGTGTAATTGTCCCAGTCGTTCTGAAGCACTCGGTCGCTGCGCTGGGCCACCCACAGGATACGCGTGACCAGATTTTTCATCGTCAGTTCCAAATCGTTTGATGGGCCGTACTGTCCCTCTGCTTGGACCGAGTCAATCTGCGAGATCATGAACGTGTGTTCGGAGCGCGCAATGTACGCCAACTCAGTGTCGCCCACAAAGATGTAGTTGGCTTCAATGAACGGATTGAACTTCCACGATCGCGCGTCCGGCGTCAAATTCAGGGCTGGTGTAGCGTACATCGGAGGCGACAGGAAATGCGACCACGCGAAGTTGGTGTCTGACGTGTCGGGCGCGACGCGTATACCGAAATTGGGGTTCAGGGCGTTGTTTGACAATCTGGTGCGTGGATCCCGAACGGTGAACAGCTCGTTTGCGTTCCGCAGTTCAACTACGATCTCAACCTCAGATTGCTGGAGCGCCACCAGCGGCAGCGCCTGACCGACCGTCTCGCAGAACCAGAAATGGAACGGAATTAGCAGTGTGCGGCCGTAAATGCTGGGTTCAGCGTACGTTCCGCTGGACGATATAGAGTGGGGGTACTGGTTCATGCGGCCTTGTGCGTTCGCGGGGTCGTACATTTCTGGCACGTTTCCGATCATACGGTTCAGAACCTCCTTCTTGTTGGCGTCAAATGTGAGGTTGGCGTACAATTTCATCCATTCGCCGGTATGGCGGACGATTTCTTGGCCGTTGACGAGCACCGACACGTGCCGGATCATGTTGTACCCTAAATTTCGGACCCAATTGAATTCGTACCCGATGGCACTTGAAGAAGTGTTGATGGGCGCGTTGGCGGGCACACTCGATACAGGTATGACTGGCGAGTAAATGTCCGGCAAGTCAATGCTCAGGTAACAATCGTTAATTAGCTGCGCGTACCTCTCGACTTTAGTGCGCAGCCGAAGCGATCCGGATGTGGGGTACGTCAACAAACTGGTCTTGAAGTACAGACGAAAATGCTCCATCGCGAACTCGGTGTGGCGCTTGTAGACGCTGCGGAAATGCGTGAACGACGGGTTCCCAGTCACAAGCTGGTCCTGGGCGCCTTTGCCCACGAGTTGTAGTAAACCTCCCGGCATCTCTTGTTGTATTACAGGTATTTAGGTTTTAAGTCACAGCGAGTGGCCATCTTGCATAATTACTAGTGCTAGTGTTTGTTATTAGAAGCGCACTATTAATCGCGGTCGTTCCGTGGAAATTCACATCGCCGACAGGATTTGCACACCCGAAATATGTAGATGCCGACGGTCTACCTCCGAACACTAGTCCGCCAACTGCGCCCGGTTGAAACCCCGGACTACCGTAAGGAAGTGCAAGTGTTAAATATCTGGAGTTTGTAAGCGTTACAATTACACGCGGAAACCCTAGGCCTCCTGTAGGAGGTGAACCATTAGCCATTATGGTCCTCTGCCCTACTACAGAATCAAATTTACTTTGTAAAATTTCTAAGAATCCTCCTTGAGTATATGACCCAAAAGGAATACTGAATGCGTATGATCCTGTAGATGTGTCCTGTAACGCCCACTCGTCATCTGGTTTTCGTAACGAGAAAGTGCGATCAAGTATATTTCGGGCAGCTAAAGAATACTCGAAGGAGCCGACGCGGTTGTCTGAGTCGAGGATTTTGTTAGTAGTTGGGTCATAATAAAACGTTGAACGCACTTCAATTTCTTGAGAATACAGTATTTGAAATGTTAAATTCGTAGCGAGTGGCATTAGGAAATTTGATTTGAACAGGTACCAATTCAGTATCATTGGTCTTGTTCCAGTGTAGTTAAACACGACGTTGTAGCGGGAATTGTATGTTCCTGCGCTGTCATTGATGAAATTGTTAGGGAAAACAGCTGCAGTATTACTGTCAGATGGTTGTAATGCATCGGGTCTGATACCGAAAGAATATGCTGTAATCTCAGTAGAATTCGGCAGGGTCTGTATGATATTTCCAGCGGTCGCTGGATTGATGCCTGCGTCACTTTGTACGTAATTTACTGTAGGTAAAATCACAAACTCGTAGTTGGTAAACGACGGCGCTGGAGCGACCGGACCAGTCGAGGTTCTTAAGTCAGCCGCAGTTACACGGTACCATCCTGCATAATTCAGAATGTTCCTGTCTAAGTTCGTGAAAGTGTACACCGTTTGTGAGCCAGCTGTTCCGTAGAATTTCGTGCCTTGCGCAGTGATAACGTAATTTGCTGAAGCAGGTCCAGTTGGGCCGCGTGGACCTGTGGCACCGGTGGGACCAGAGCCGCCCATTCGTCCCACTAATCCGATTGCGCCCGACGGACCTCTAGGTCCAGACGGTCCGCGTGGACCTGTTGCGCCTGTGTTTCCTTGCGGACCAGCTGGTCCAGAGGGCCCGATAGCGCCGGACGGACCGTTATCGCCTATGAATGAGAACTGGCCCGGAGGTCCGTCGGGATTAAACCCACCTATTCCACCGTCCCCAAGCGAACCTTGGTTGCCGCGTGTTCCGGTAGGACCTTGGGGGCCAGAAGGACCTGTTGGTCCCGTTGGGCCTTGTGGACCTTGAAGTCCACTTGGTCCTTGGCATGTCAAAATAGTTCCTTGGGACGTCCACTGACTTGCGGACAACATACTTATTTACAATACAATGTTCTCTTTAAAAATCATATACAAGTACCTTTGTCCAGTTACCGAAGTGAAGGTAAGGAATATATCTGTACCAAAAGTATACGCTGCCAACGCAAGTCCTAAAGTCGAATCGCTTATATTATAAAACACTGTTCCGTTTGTTGTTGGAAAAATAACAAAAATACCGGTCAAGTATGAAGTAGCTTTGGCAATTGAACCTGTATCTGGTATATTTGATATAATTATGCGATAATGGCCTTTTACCGTGTTATTATTCGCAACAACATCTCTGAACATGTATAACTCGTTAGTAGAATTGTCGAGGGTACTCAAAGTTCCTGCTAATATCAAAGATTCAAAAGCTGGAACGTTTTGACCATTGGGTCCATCGGGTCCTGACGGTCCTATTGAGCCCAGTTGACCAGTTGGCCCAGTTGGACCGGAGACACCTAACAATCCCGACGGACCCGAGGATCCGTCTGGACCGCTTACACCACTAAATCCAACTAAACCTATATATCCGGAAGGACCCGTTATTCCGATAAACCCTTTTGGTCCAGTTGGGCCAGTTGCGCCTGTCATGCCAGTCACAGGCGTAGCGCCAGTGGCTCCAGTGGGGCCCGTGTCTCCAATTACACCCGTGGGTCCAGACGGTCCAAGCGGTCCGGTAGGTCCTGACGGTCCAAGCGGTCCTATAATGCCATCCAGACCATTGGCGCCAACACACGTTGCAGTTAACTTTTGAAGCGTCCACTGACTGGCACTCAGCATCTTATTATTCTTATGCAATGGATAACACTTGTGTTAATAACGGCGACTGAATTTGAATGATCCACGTCGAATGCGTAAGAGCAGTACCTGATACATCTATATGAATATCAAAGTCAGCACCTCTAGCTTCATGAGTAGCAGCTATAGCACCTAATCTACTATTCATCGGTCCCAGAATGTAGGTTATACATCTTCGACCACCTACATTTACCGCCGGCCCAATAAATAGTTCTCCAATCATAAATGCCCTAGTTTCAAGATTAGGTATCCCTTCAGCTCGAGACACAACTATACGATAAATTCCTTGTACAGCACTGTTATTGTTTACAACGTTCTCAAACGTATATATTCTTACGGTGCCAACAGCAACGAAAGCAGAGACGACTTTATAAGTTCCTGTGCCTCGGATACCTGGTAGACCGGACATGCCGATGTTTGCGAGAGAGATTGGCTGGGTAGGTCCGTCTGGACCTGATGGACCCATGTTTCCGATGGGACCCGTTGGACCCACTGGACCCGTTGGGCCGGATGAACTGGTTCCGCGTGGACCTGACGGACCAGTTGGTCCCGTGTCGCCCCGTTCAGTTCCGGTCGGGCCGCGCGGACCCGTAGGACCGGTTGGACCTGACGGACCGGTGGGACCAACTCGTCCTCTTGCGCCAGTGTTGCCTTGAAGCCCTTGTGCCCCACTTGGACCTCGCGGACCGGTCACAGTCCCTCGTCCGAGTGGACCGAGTGGACCTGTAGGACCTTGTGGCCCGAATGTTTTGCCTCTCAGTAGCTGCTGCTGAGCGAGCCATTCACTCACAGACATTTGTTCACCGTTTTCATATTCTTTTAAGTCAAAGAACATAGAGATGGAGCTGACATACCAACAAATTCTGGCAGAACAGTTTCAAGAAAACGGCCGACTGTATCGTCAAGAAGAGGATGAAGATGATGTTGAAGAGTTCCACGTTGAAGGACATGAGGCCGAAGATCGGGGGTACGAAGTAGAAGATCGGGCCGCCTTCCGTGAATTTGCCGGCAACCGTAACACCGAAGAGCTGATTGTGAACCCGAAGCGTGAATTTGACGACAAGGGCAAGGCAAGTGTGCGCTACAACAAAGACGTGATCAGACGCGTGTTCAGCATCGACACGCGGTTCCGAGCGTACGTTCAGCCCGGATTTGGCCAGACAGTCAGTGGCGACCCCGCTCTGACCGCGCTACAGAATTCGGTAAACACTGCCACCTCATCCATATCTCACTTCGTGTTTCGCACCCACGACATTGTGAAGAACGGCATCTCCGTGAAACTTGCGTCCATGGAACTGCCCAACCGATTTTGTAACCTGTTTCAATCTCGAGGGAACTCGTCATTTCGTGTGGGCAGGGACGGAACTATAGAGACAATCGAAGTTGATTTTATAGAAGGCGACCCGACAAAAGGAGGATACTACAACAACGTATCTATCGTGTCTGAAATCGAACAAAAACTGAACTTTAAATTTCAAACTCCAGACGGAAGCCCTCAATTCAATTGTTTCCGGACGGTAGATGGTCAGGCAGTGATTGAAAGCATTTACCCAGCTGGAGCGCCGGACGCGTTTGACTTTTACTTTGATGCTCCTACCCAGCTGTATCTGACACTGCCACAAGCGCTTGGATTTTCAGAGACGTTTTATGAAGCGAAGACGCGCCTCGAATCCGAAGACGCAGTCGACATGAACACAGACACGTACATTTACCTCCAAATCAACGACTGGAACACCGTGACGCCGCAAGTAAGTAACGACGCATACTTTACCGTGTTTGCTAAAATCCCAGTCACAGTCGACAAGGGAAAGCTCATTTACGACAACGACACCACAAACACGATACTGAAAACGTACCACTTCTTACAGCCCACCAACGTACAGCAGATGGAAATCCGGTTGTTGGACAGATTGGGCCAGGTGCTTCAGTTCCCTCCGAACGTAAACTACTCCATGACGCTGGAGGTTGAAGACGTCGTGAGTAAAGCGCTGTACGAAAAATTAAGGGAGATGTAATAAGTAATATGGAGGCATCGGTGCTAGAACGCATCCCAGTTCCGCGTGTCGAAAATCATTACAATGCGACCTCCACCAACCAGCAGTACCCTGCGCCCCAGCACGGCGGACGTGTGCCGAACATCAACGACCCGAACACCTTCCAGTTTGCCGCACGGCCGTACAAGCTGTACTCCGAGACGCGTCCCGTCTTTGAAGACGCGCCGCGCAGTGACCTTGTTGGGCACCTCCACAAGGAGACGCCACTGAACTCAGTGTACTTCAGCTTGGACAACATCAACCGTCTCCAGACGGCCATTCACGACCAAGTGTACGCCATGAGCGGGGGGAAGTACGACATTGGCCGCCAGAGCGAGGACGAGCTGCGACTGGTCATGCGCAGCTACTACTTGATGTTTGCGCGCAACGACCCGTCCAACGTCGCAGGCGAGATGGAAGAGCTGAACTCGCGAGTGGTCGGGTACTGCGCCGGCAAGATCTATTCGGAAGTGGACTTCCACATGTTTTACCGCAAGGATCTCGAGGAGTTTGCGCCTGCGATCGCCAATCCCGTCAACACCCAAGTGTACGGCACACACGCCGGCGAATTGACATCGTTCTTTTAAGCGCTTTTTCTTTAAGAGTTTAATCAATGGACCTCTGTGAGTTTCAGGGACGCATTTACGGCAAGTACAAAACACATCTGTTTGTTCTGGAGTCCGATTGGGACACGTTCCGACCCATTCAACGCGTGGGTTGGAACGGCACTGAGTTTGAGATTGTGGACTACAAAAACGACATCTTCAGTCGGCACTACGGCTTTGGCAGCGCTGAAATGAAAAAGGTGTGCGACACGCTCCTGAAGACGACCGAGTTGGAGACGCGTGTTCAGATCACGGACCCTATAGCTTTCTGGAAATGGTGTGGCCATTCCGAACAGGTCGTGTGGTGGAGAGACCGGTCGGTTCTGTTTTCGTCAGCGTGTGTGTCGCAGACGCCTGAAGCATGGAAACGCTATCTACAGTACCTGCGACTGCCCCCAAAGACACTGAAGCGGTCGCGTGTCATGCGTCGGGTTACAAAGCGTTTACTACCAAAGTAACACAAATACACATATGAAAGTCAACCTGATCTCCAACTTCAACGCCAACGGGCTCACACAGGATGCGTTGATCCTGAAAGGGTTGTTGTTTGGCATGTTCGAGAAGGACATTCAGGTCAAGGGTGTGCCGTACATGTTTCCGCAGTGCGACGAGGCCGACGTCAACGTGTTCTTTGAGGTGATCAACCCGTCGCTGTTTTCGTATGCGCGCAAGAACATCTGGATCCCGAATTTGGAGTGGACGTACCGCACGTGGCAGCCGTATCTCAACATGGTGGACGAGATCTGGGCCAAGACGCACGAATGCGAGCAGGAGCTGTCTCGTATGACGACCACACCTGTTCGGTACATTGGGTGGACGTCCATCGATAAGGTGTGGAACGATGACCAGAAGAAGAATTACCACAAGGCCATTGTGCCAGTCGGCAAGAACATTTTTCGCCATCCCCGTCCCATTTTCCAAGCGTACATGCGCATCAAGGAGACCGACGAGACGCTGTTCAACAAGCTTCCGACGCTACACGTCATCTACTCGCCGGACCATCTGAAGATCACATTTCCCGAAAGCATCGCTTCAAAGGTGGTGGTGAAGAACGAGTTCCTTAAGGAGAGCGAGTACGACGAGATCCTGAAGGAGTGTGGGTTGTGTGTTTGTACGTCGCTGACTGAAGGGTTCGGGCATGCGGTGAACGAGGCGATGAGTGTCGGCTGCCACCTCATTCTGTCGCCCATTCGTCCGTTCTACGAAGATTTGGTGGGCAAGAACCAGCCGGGAGCGTTGTACGCCCAAGAGCTCCAGATCGTCGACCAAGTGGAGTGTATGGGGAAGATGGTGGACGTGTCCGTTGACTCGATCATTGCTGCGCTGAAAGAGTACGTCGACATCCCGTTCAAGGAGAAGAAACGCGGGTCTCTCAACATGCGCGAGCTCTACGAGAAGCGCCACAAGGATTGGCTGGAGAGCATGAAGATCATACTGGCCGAGCTGATGGACAAGAACCTTCCGGCGTACGAACTGAAGGATGTGTTCCCGAAGGAGGA